GTCCTTCGACTGGACTCCAAGAAACTTGGAGCTAATCCACTCGATCCGACTAAGAACCTTCCCTACGTTGCCTCTACCTATATCGTCTTGGAGGCACCGGCCGGTGGCCAAGGTTTTACGAGCACTGAGCTCGAAGACCTGGTCAAGGGCCTGGTTGCCTACCTTACGGCTGCCAACGTAACAAAGTTCGTTGGCAAAGAGTCGTAAGGTCATGGCGTGCGGTCCCCTAAGCGTTTTCTGCTTTGGGGTTTAGTCTTTTGGTCTTCAGTTTTACTATTTATCCTCATGGGATTAGTATCCCAGTGGGCAGATAGCTTGAAGCCATTCTAAGACATCAGCAAACTAGAGGACTCGCCTAGCTCTCACTACCTATTCGAAAGTAGGTCGATGAAAAGCCTGACGAAGCTCTGGTCTGAATTGGCGCGTGATTGCGCCGAACAGTGTGACACAAGCTGCGATCGAGACATCATTACGATGCTCGATCGTGTTGAACACGAAGGTGATTCGTTTTTGACGATCACTCTCCCTATCTATGCTTCAGACTTTGAAACAGGTCTTGAGCAAGGTAGGATTGGTCCAAATCTCTTCCAAAGTTTCAAGAAGAGATCAGGTCTCCCTGTATTCTTACAGGGTTTCCTTGACCAGGTGTTCAATAGAAGCACCGGTATTATCCGCGAGGAGCCCAGCCATGCTGCTATACGTTGCATTCGGCAGCTCACGCTCTTCTTGAAAAAGATTGAACGTGAGACCACTGATGCGCGTAAAGCTGCAGCTGAGCTCTCTTATTTAAATTGTGAGACAGATCTAGAAGCTACTGAGAAGCGATTAAGCGACGAACAACGCCGCAGCTTCTCTCGTAGTTTCGCTTGGCTTTATTCTGACGTTCTTAATGACCTTACAAAGGCCATTGAACGTTCAGATTTAAAGCCCAAGCACGGTCCCGGTTCTACCCAGGATAAGCTCCTGGGGAACCGCAAATGGGATTTTCCAACTTGGACATCCCGGCTGGAAAGCTTGTTTCCATATGCTCGCTATTGCGCGCATACTTGGTTCAATCTTCCGGACTATAGATTCAGTCTCCTCCCTGAGGATCAAGAACCACCCGTTAAGGTGGTATTTGTTCCTAAGACTCAGAAAACTCCTCGAGTTATAGCCATGGAGCCTACTCACATGCAATATGTGCAGCAGGCTCTAATGACTAAACTCGTGCCGCTCCTTGAGAAGTCCCAAATTGGGCTTTCTCAAGGTTTTTCCGACCAGTTGCTTAATCGTGCGAAAGCACGAGAAGGCTCTGTGACCGGTTATTATGCGACTATTGATCTTTCTGAGGCTAGTGATCGTGTGTTAGCAAGTCTTATAAATGACGCGCTAGCACCCTGGCCGACTGTTCAAGAAGCAGTCATGTCCAGTCGATCACTTCGCAGCAAACTTCCTTCGGGGAAAGAAATTTCCTTGTTGAAGTTTGCTTCAATGGGATCTGCCCTCTGCTTTCCAATAGAGGTAATGGCCTTTTCGGCCATCATCTTTACTGCAATGCGTGAGGCTGGCGGATATCCTGCTAAGAATGCATTACATGCATTCTCAGCTGGAGAGGTGCGTGTTTACGGGGACGATATTATTGTCCCAGTAAACTGTGTCTCCTATGTCGAGGAATTTCTCGAATCCTATGGACTTCGAGTCAACAGGTCAAAGAGCTTCTCAAAAGGGAAGTTCCGAGAGTCCTGTGGGGGCGACTATTACGATGGCACGGAGGTAACTCCTGTCAGAGTACGTCGCGACCTTCCTCTCAATAGACAACACGTTATGGAGCTAGTATCCGCTTGTTCGACAGCTAACCAGCTGTCAGACGGTGGATACAACCGCGCAGCCGAGTACCTTCATGGTATATGTGAAGAAATTCTTGTCACATATCCGGAAGTTCCTCGGAATTGCGATATACTGGGCAGGTGGTCTTTTGACCCAACCCCAGTTGGTTATTCGTCTGCGTTGCAGAAGCCGCTCTTTAAGGGCTATGCACCGTATTCGAAGGCGCCAAAGTCATTCCTATCTGGCTATAGGGCTTTGTTTAAAGCTCTCGTAGGCAGCTGGGATGATCCCTTGTACAAGGATCATTTGACACGTGCTGGAAGGCCGATCACCTATACACTAAAACGATCTGTGAGGTCCACCGCTTAAAGCGGTGGAGTGGGGCGTTTCTATAGCCCTGTGGTGGGTCCTGTTGTTAGGATAACTCCTAACTATACAGGCTGTGCAACCCACCAC